TTTGTTCCTGCCCTTGATGGTCGTAGGGTATACGTTAACAGTGCTCATCAATCACTGAACTACCTACTACAATCAGCTGAAGCTATCACATGCAAAGCCGCAGTAGGTTATGCCATGAATAAGATAGCTGAAGAGAAACTAGATGCTTATCCAGTCATATTCTATCACGATGAGATGGCATGGGTAGCGAAAGAGAGTGATGCAGAACGAGTCAAAGAGATTTGTATTGAGTCATTTAGAGAAGCACCAAAACAATTTAATGTAACATGCATGGATGGCGATGGTGTCATTGGTAACTGTTACGCAGATGTTCATTAGAAAGGAAATACTATGGGACAAATGAAAAGACTGGCTATGGAAATGGAAGATGAATTCTATGAAATAGCAAATGAGTTTGTATACGTTGCAGAAAACTGGGATGAATACAGAGATTATATGCTAGAGCATAGACATTTAGTAGATCATTTAGATATCGACTTGGAAGAAGAGTTAGAATCTCTTTGGCATAATCAATGATAGCAGTAGTAGATGCTGACTCTTGTATCTATCAAGCCGCATGGCAAAGAGAAACAGTAGAAGATGCTTTGGATAACTACAAGTATCTTCTAGAAAAGAACTGGGTTGGTCCTATATGGGCTGATGAAGTGATAGTATACTGTGGTGGTAAAGATAACTTCAGGTATAAGTTATGTCCACAGTATAAGGCTAACCGTAAAGACCCTCCAGAAGATGCAAGTCTGTTTAGACCATTGATGGATCTTATTGTTGAGAAAGAACTCGCAATACCTTCTCATGGTATGGAGGCAGATGATATGGTACGTATTAAATCCGTAGAACTCCTTGAAAAGAAAGAGGAATTCTGTGTGGTACACATTGATAAAGACCTTGACTGTATTGTCGGTGATCATTATAATCCTCGTAGAGAACAGTTCTACAAGGTAGATGAGGACAGTGCTGACATGCATTACTGGTTACAGATGCTTAAGGGTGATCCAACAGACAATCTTCCTGGACTACCTAAGGTTGGTCCTAAGACTGCTGAGAAGATGCTTAAGGGCGTACCAATGAATAGACGTAAGGCTAGAGTACTAGCAGCTTATCGAGCTAAGTTCGGTATAGTAAACTGGAAAGAGAAGTTAATGGAGACCGCTAATGGTGTTCATATTCTGCGTACTGCAGATGACTTCTTCTCAATATAGAAAGGAAATGTTATGTCTAATATAACAGACCACCAACGATATGAAGATGTTATCATCACAGAAGTTACTAAAGTAGATAGTAAAGGTTGGGTTGGTATAAAGACTGAAGAGCACGGTGAAATAAGGTGTAAGTCTAATCTCAGAACTAAAATGAAATTAAAGAAAGAATGGGAGGGTGACCTGACTGTATGGGTCAACCCTAACAATAGCACTGTGTGTGTAGCCTTTGATCAGAAGGCTTACCAAGCTACTGGTGATGATGCAAGACCTAATGGTCAATGGGAAGTCACATTTAAGAATAACCCTTATGAAGCTGAAGGCTTTGTATACCTTATCATTGAGAAGAGCACTGGTAAGAGATATATAGGTAAGAAGTCTTATTGGAATTACAGTAAAGGTAAACGAGTAAGACAATCTAACTGGAAGACTTATGCTTCATCTAGTTCAGAGATATCTACAAAGGTAGCTGAGAACAAAGATGACTATAACTTTATTATGTTACATGAAGCACCAGATAAATCTGCTCTAAACTATTTAGAAATAGAACTTCAAATAGAGCATAAAGTACTCACACTACTAGATGATCAAGGCGAGAAAGTCTTCTATAATAAGACACTCGGTAGTGAGAGATGGATGTTAACTAAATCATTTATAGAGGAATACAATGAATATAATTCAACAGAAAACACCTTACACGAACAGTATAACACCTGAAAAAGAATGGGATGAATTGTTTGGTAACAAAAGAGGAGAGCGTAATGCACGCTCAACACGAGCAAGACGTAAACGAAAGGAAAACCGTTATGCTAAAGAAAAAAGATTATACGGAAAGTAAAGAGATAGGTAAAACTAATTGTGAAGACTGTGGTAGCTCAGATGGGTTCGCTCTGTATGATGACAACCATGGCTTCTGTTTTGTATGTGGTGTGCATGTGCAAGATGTAGGAAACAGAAAGGAAATAAAGATGACTAATATGTCTAATGTAGTAATAGATATGAATAAGTTTAAAGAAACTCTTGGTGACCATAGAGGTTGTCAGGAGAGAGGTATAACTAAAGCTATAGCAGAACACTTCGATGTTCGTGTTATGTACAACGATAAGAGAGAAATAGAGGCATACTGCTATCCTTATTATGATGCTGATAATAAACTAACGGCATATAAGATACGTACTATGCCTAAACAATTTAAAACTGTAGGAGAATTTAAAGATGTTCAGCCTTTTGGTAGTCAAAGTTTTGGAAATGGAGGCAAGAGACTCGTTATTACGGAAGGAGAGTTTGATGCGATGGCGGTCGCCCAAGCTTCACTTAACAAATACAAGAAAATCTACCCAGTTATCAGTGTTGCTTCGTCAACTAACCTCAAGAGTCTACTCCTTAATAGGACTTGGATCAGATCGTTTGATGAAGTAGTATTATTCTTTGATAATGATGATGCAGGTAAGAAAGCTATTAGGGAAGCTGCTAATATAATCGGTATAGATAAGATCAAAGTAACTAGTAGTACTGCCAAAGATCCTTGTGAACTATTCAATCAAGGTGGCTACATGAGAGTCATGGAAGCTATATGGGATGCACAACCCTATAGTCCAGCTGGTATTGTCATGGGTCACGAAGCAGTGTGGGAACAGTACCTTGAGAGACAATCAAGAGAGAGTATACCATACCCTGATTGCCTTAGAGGTATCAATGATAAGACTAACGGTATGAGGTTCGGTGAGATAACCTTGTTTACTAGTGGTACTGGTTCAGGAAAGTCTACTGTTATCAAAGAGATAGTGCTAGACTTACTTAACAAGTCAGAAGATAAGATAGGTATGATATCACTCGAAGAGTCTGTTGGTGATACTGCTGAGAAGTTTATTCAGATGCAGTTGAGACAGAACCTACAAGAGTATGATGTGCCACTTGAAGATCAAGAACAGGCATCTAAAGAAGTATTTGGTACTGATAGGTTAGTATTACTTGATCATCAAGGTTCTGTAGGTGATGAGTCACTGATAGATAAGATAGAGTACATGGCTCTGATGGGCTGTAAGTATCTTATACTAGACCATATCACTATCGCAGTATCTGAAGGTGCTGAAGGTTATAGTGGTAATGAAGCCATTGATAAGGTTATGTCAGATCTACTGAAGATAACTAAGAAGCATAACATATGGCTGGGTATTATCAGTCACCTGAGAAAAGGACTCGTGGGTAGTAAGAACTTCGAGGAAGGTAAGCTACCTAGTCTAGATGATATCAAGGGTTCAGGCTCTATTAAGCAGATATCATTTGATATTATAGGTTTTAGTCGTAACATGACTGATGAGAACGATGATGTACGTAACACTATCAACTTCACTGTTCTTAAGTCTAGGTTTACAGGTAAGACTGGTCCAGCTGGTGCGGCTAAGTATCATCATAATACATCTCGTCTTACATGGACAGATGGTTTAGACTTTGAGGTGTTAGACTAATGACTGAAGAGTATATGAGGAAATGTCAAGAGGTAGAGCTACTTGGTAAGCATATAGATAAGCTTACTAAGGAGCGTAATATGTATCGTACACAAGCTATAATGCGAATGAATAGGATAAAGGAACTAGAAGACAATGAACGTAAGATACTCAAGGAATCATATGATCCCAGCTCATGAAGATGCTGAGAAAATAATTAATCAACTAAGAGCTAACAAGGTAGTAAGATATCTTGTTGAGTGGTCAGAAAGTGACTGTAAAAATTACATAGTGGTGAAATTAAATGAAGAAAATAAAGAGAAAACTTATTAAGATACAGAACAATGCAGCTAAGAGTGGTGGTAAGATACCCTCTATAGCTGAAGCTTTAATCATGCTAAGAAAGGCAGAAGGAAATGACAGTAAATAATGTTAAAGAAAAAGCTAAACTTGAGAGATACGATTATCTATATATGGATATCGCTCAGCGAGTATCTGAGATGTCTCATGATACAGATACTAAAGTTGGAGCAGTTATTGTCAAAGACGGTAACATTATTTCAATGGGTTGGAACGGTACTCCTACAGGGTTTCCTAATAATTGTAAGGATAATACAACTGGTCGTACACTACCTATTGTTATACATGCTGAAGCTAATGCTATATGT